AAAAATCCAGTACAGACGGGTAATGTTCCCTTGTTTTCTCAACTTATGAATGTTGCACATACTACTGCTTTGACAAAAACTCAACCAGGTCAACATGCGTTTTTAAAAGATGTTGGTAATGCAGTAAAAGGATATTGGACTGGTGCAACTCTTTTACCATTTCCTACACCTATTATACCTGCACCAGGTTCTGCTCAAAATATAATTGCAAACTCTGCAATGGTAACCTCGCCTGGTACTTGGCCAAATGTTCCATTTGAGATACCAACTGATTCATCATTAGTTTTTTTAGATATGATGGTTTTGTTTATGCAAATACATCTTCTATCAATTAAAGGTATGTACATGACTACATCGCTATATCCATCAGCACCATCTCCCATACCTGGACCTGGTGTAGTACAATTTACAGGATACTCAATACCAAATATACCATTTCCTGCTTTTAAACTCACAGGTAGTTCTGCATCTGAACAATTTGGAAAAGATGGTAACTTTGGTTCATTAAATGGAAGTGCATTTGGAGGTAGGGATGTACCATTTAATCCTGGCCAACAAGGAGAAGATAGTGAAAAATTAGATAATGAGTTAAGACAAGAATTATCATCTGGTAATTTAAATAGTAATTTAGATGCAATATTAAAATCAGAAAGTGATAAAAATAAATTAGGAAGAAAGCGATTCTTTACTGAAGCTGATTTAGCTATAGTAAAGTTGATTGATGAACAGCCAAATAAAGAAACACAAAAATCATTACAACAAATAAGAGCAGAACTTGAGGAGGAAAGAAGAAAGTGTTGTGTTGATTGTTAAATCTATAAAACTAACAAAGATATATTTATATTAAGATAAAAGAAAACAAATTACAATGGATTCAAAAAAATTAGTAAAAGTAATAAAAACAATAGTGGAAGCAGAAGTTGCAAAGAAACACGAGAAGTTTCTTAAGGAACAGTTTCCAGCAATACTTGATGAAGCTGTAAAAGGTAAAATGAAATCTTCTAATAAAACCCAAGTGGTGAGTGAAGAAGTAGACCCTTTTGAAATGGCTAATCAAGTATTACAAAATGAAAGAGAAGAGCAACCAAAGAGACAGTTCACTAAAAATGATGCAATAAACGAAGCTCTTAACAATACAAAACCATTCACTAAAGAACAAAGAGCAGGGGGAACACAACAAACTAAATCTGTGTTAGATTCATTTCAACAACCTGTAAATGAAAGTATGGATAAAACAGTTTCGTTTACTCAACAAGGAGCACAAACTGGACTAGGTGGAATGAGAGCATCAATGGCTGCACAAATGGGATATGGAGATATGCCAGGAGCTGGTGGAGCTAAAAAGAGTGGATTAGGTGTTCAGACAGGATTGGCTGGATTAGATAGAATTTTAAACAGAGATAACTCTGCATTAGTAAAAAAGTTTAAAAGATAATGATACAAGGATTAATTATATTAGTAATGTTGGGAGCTTCAGTATTCGTTCTCACTAAAACTTTAAAAAAGAAAAGTTCTGGTGATTGTGGATGTGGAAATTGTCAATGTGGAGGATAAAAAGTGGCATACGTTGTAGGTAAAAAGATTGTAAAGGATACCCAAGAGGAGTTTGATAATCATGCATATGGTTTTCAGTATCCTACTAATGGTGGAACTTTGTTTCAACCAACCTACACATCATATGAAGCCGCAAAAACAAATTTAAGAAATCTTCTTCTTACTGCAAGAGGTGAAAGAGTGATGCAACCAGAATTTGGTACTGGTTTACATGACCTTCTATTTGAACAAATGGGAGATGATTTTGAAGATAGATTAGTTGATACAATAACTGATAGTGTAAACTTTTGGTTACCTTATATTAATATAGATGAAATAAATGTAGAGCTAACTGATGAAATGAAAGATAAAAACCAAGTTGGAATGAATATAAAATTTTCAGTTGGAGATAATATAGAAACAGATAGTGTATCTTTTACATTACAGGGATAATAAATTATGGCACTTAATACAGGAAATATAAAAAATAAAGGAAGAGATATAAAATATCTTAATAAAGATTTCGGTCAATTTAGAGAAAATCTAGTTGAGTTTGCTAAAACTTATTTCCCACAAACATATTCGGATTTTAATGAATCATCACCAGGTATGATGTTCATAGAAATGGCATCTTATTTAGGAGATGTACTTGGGTATTATATAGATGATACGTTGAAAGAATCTATGATTCATTCCGCTGAAGATAGAAGTAATGTTGTGGCTCTTGCAAATTTCTTGGGATATAAACCAAAAGTTACATCTGCTGGATTAACAAGATTATCTGTATATCAACTTGTACCAAGTAAAAGAAAGGCAAGTGGAAATTTATATGATGGTGATAATAGATTTGATTTAGACCCTGGATATCTTATAAGAATAAAAGAAGGAATGAATGTTACTTCTGCATCTACTGGTATAACCTTTAGAACGACTGAACTTGTAGATTTTAATGACTTAACAGAAAGAGAAGTTTCTGTTTATGAAAGAAATGAATTAGGAGAACCTACGTTTTATCTGATTAGAAAATATGTTAATGCAATTTCAGCAGAATTAAATACGATTAATATTTCGTTTGGCTCACCACAACAATTTTCAAAAATAGATATTGCTGATACAAATGTAATAGAAATATATGATGTAAGAGATTCAAATGGAAATAAATGGTATGAAGTACCTTATCTTGCACAAGAATTGGTTTATACTGATTATGCAAATACAGACCAATTTGATACTGATTTATATCAATTTAAAGACTCTGTATCTCAAATATTAAAAGTAACAAAAACATCAAGAAGATTTGTAAGACAAATAAATGAAGATAACACTACAACATTAGTATTTGGGGGAGGAAACTCAACATCATCGGATGAAACCTTTTTACCAAATTTTAAAAATGTAGGATTAGGATTAAATAATTCAATAGATAGATTAGGTGCATCATTTGACCCAGCTAACTTCTTAAAATCAAAATCTTATGGTCAGGCACCAAGTAATACAACTTTAACAATAAGATATTTTACTGGTGGAGGTGTTTCCGCAAATGTACCTGTGAATGATTTAACTCAAATTGATGCTATAGAATTTGATGAAGATTTATCTTTGTTTGATGATGATGAAATAACTCTTTATAGATTTTGTAAAAATTCTGTAGCAGTAGATAATGAAATTCCTGCTAGTGGTGGTAGAGGTGCTGAAACGATTGATGAAATTAGAGAAAATGCACTTGCACACTTCGGTTCACAAAACAGAGCAGTAACAAGAAAAGATTACCAAGTTAGGGCACTTGCACTTCCAGCTAAATATGGAGGTATTGCAAAAGCATATACAGCACCAGATGGGGAGTTAGATAATAATTCACCTTCTTCTATTTTAGCTTCACCTGATTCATTAGATGAGTTTGCAGGATTAGTTTTAGATTTACAAGAACAAAATTTAACAGAAACAGAAATAAAAACCCAACTTCAAACTTTTTTAACAAATAAAAAAGGAACAGTAAACGAAAAAAATAATCCATTCGCTATTAATCTATACACACTTGGATATAATTCTGATAAAAAACTTGTATCACTTAACAAAGCAGTCAAAGAAAACCTTAAAACATATCTATCTGAATATAGAATGTTAACTGATGGTATAAATCTTTTAGATGGATTTGTTATTAATATTGCTGTGGATTTTGAAATTAGAGTTTTTAATTCATATAACAAAAGAGAAGTTTTACTTCAATGTATTACAGAAATAGAAAATTATTTCAACATAGATAATTGGACATTCAACCAACCAATCAATATTTCTGAACTAGAATTAACAATTGCATCAGTTGAGGGAGTTCAGTCGGTACCAAAGTGTATAATTGAAAATAAATGTGGAGGTACTTATTCTAAACACAAATACAACATAGAAACTGCAACAAAGGGTAAAATGGTATTTCCATCACTTGACCCATCTGTATTTGAATTAAAATATCCTGGCAAGGATATAAAAGGGAGGGTTCTATAATGTATCATTTTGTAACAGCATCAAAAGATGCAACGATTTACTTACAACAACCAACTCAAAACACAGGATTAGATGAGATATTAGAAGTATCTAAAACTTATTATGGAAGTTTAAAAGATATTGCACACACCTTAATTAAATTTGAAACTACTCCCCTATCTCAATCAATAGTAAGTGGTGATATCACAATGAGTTCTGCTGAAATGATTTTAAGAGAATGTGAATCATCGGAGATTCCTATCGATTATACAATATATGCATATGCAGTAACTCAATCTTGGGAAATGGGTATTGGTACTCGTTTCGATGATATTACTACTGATGGTGTTTCTTGGAATTCAGTAAGAACAGGTGTAGATTGGTTAACACAAGAAAACCATTCAGCAGATACAACTGGTTCTTTGAATGGTAAGGGAGGAACTTGGTTTACTGGTTCTTATTCAACACAATCATTCTCATACGAAACATCTGATTTAGAAATGGATGTTAAAACGACCATGGATAGTTGGATTAGTGGTTCCCTTCCAAATGAAGGATTTATCCTCAAATATACTTCATCATTAGAAAGTGATACCAATGACTACGGACAACTAAAATTCTTTTCGAAAGAAACAAATACCATTTACCAACCTAAATTAAGAATTGGTTGGGATGATTCTTCGTTCTCTACTGGTTCTTTAACAGAACTTACCGCTGATGATATTCATGTAACATTCAAAAGATTAAAGACCAGATACAAGCGTGGAAGTAAACCTGAAATCAGAGTTTTCGGTAGAGA